TCTTCTACGTAAGGTGGCTGGTGGTGTGAGGGGAGGCTATGAGGCTCAACCCTTTAGAGTTACGCCTGATACTAGTCAGCCAGGATGGATGGAAGCCCTTAGGGCTCTGACTGCTGGCGGAGCCCTACCTACGGCAGCCCCCAAAGTTCGACCTTCNCCCCCTATGCTAATCCCCTCCACATGGAGTGTCCCGCCGCCCCCGATCCCACCTCCTGCTCCTCCCTCCCGCTCTGCGCCTTCACTGGCGCCCGTGCGTAAACCCTCGAAATCTGCGGATGCTGTGGGGCGGCGGGCCTCATCTTCTGGCATCTCAAAGTCAGCCACACCCAAGAAGAAAGCCCCCGCGAAGCCGACTTACCGGCCTGGAGGGTACTAGAGGTGCCCTACGAGATCGTTCGCGAGGGAGAGGGCTATTGGGTGACTAAGAAAGAGGGCGGCAAGCATATGCACAAGTCGCCTCATAAGACTCGTGCTGAAGCGTTGGCCCACATGCGTGCCCTATACTCCGCTGAAGATGGCGGGGCAGCTATGGCGAAGAATATGAGGCGCGGTAAGAAGTGAGGCCCTTCGTAGAGTGGATCAAGGACCCAGGATTCAACATCGCACGGGGATGGAGTCTTACCGAGGGCATCACTGGCCGAGGAAAATATCTTCTGCTTCCTCCCATGGACAGAATTCTTGGGCACTGTTTGACCGCCAAAGAAAACGGGAAGTTGCCATATTCAACGTTGATTTTAGGTCGTATCAAGAAATCCGGGAAGAGCGAGGATTTGGCGGCGATTGGGGCCTGGTACGCGGACAATGCGCCCGAGCATTCGGAACTTTTTTACGTCGCCAACTCAGAAAAACAGGCGGTAGATCGAGCGTTCAAGAACCTACAGTTTCACGTGGAACAATCGGGTGGGCGCGTTCTGAATACGGAAATTGAATTTCCTAATGGAACCGTAGCAAAGGTGTTACCCAAGGTCCCGAGGGGCGTTGCCGGCGGCCAGAATGACTTCGTTGCCTTCGACGAGCTTTTCGGCTACACCGATGAGCGTTCTATGAGAATGTGGACGGAGATGACTCTTAGCCCGGCGTCTCGTTATCCGCTTCGGGTAATTGCGTCGTATGCGGGATATGAAAATGAGCAGCCCAATCTGCTTTATGATCTCTACAATCTGGTTATTCTGAATGGGGACGTTGTACCCGAACTGGCCGACATTGTAGATCGTAATGGCCGGCCAATCTGTTTTCGCTCGAAGGACGGCAGTATCTTCTGCATGTGGGACACCGAGCCTCGGATGCCTTGGCAGACGCCCGACTATTATGCCGCTGAAGCCGTGGCCCTGACACCCATGGAATTTCTTCGTGTTCACCGAAACGAGTGGGTGTCAAACGAGGACCAGTTCATGCCCATCGAGTGGTTTGATGATGCTGTAGCCAGAGGTGAGCAGTTGGGTCTTCGTGGTCCACTGACTATGCCGAATCTTCTTGCTCAGCGGAATTATCCTGTGTGTTTGGGCGTGGACATTGGTATCACGCATGATAACTCGGCGGTTGTGGGGACATATTATGACGTGAAACGTCAGCGGATTGGTCTAGCCTGCTCCCAGATTTGGGCACCGACCGTCGCCAACCCCATCGACCTGGAGCATACAGTGGAAGCCTATGTCCAGGAAGTGTGTAAGTCGCTACATGTAATCTCGATAGCTTATGATAAGACGAATTTTCATCGCTCTATGACAACGCTGAAGAACAAGGGCTTGCCGATGGTCGAGTTCTCTCAACAGGGTCAGAACATGACTAAGGCGACTAAGGCTCTCTACGATGCAATGAAGAATGGGACCTTTGAGGCATACCCCGATCCTACCTTGCGGGATCATGTGAAGTTTGCAAGGGCCAAGGCGGGGCCGCTGGGCTTCTGCCTAGCGAAGGATAAGTATGGCCGCTCCAAGTATCCGAACGACGGGGCCGTGGCTCTTGCAATGAGCGTAACAGAGAGCATCACACGGGGCGGAATTGACACCACGAAAAAGGTAACGATTCGTAACCCCTTTAGCGACATTGCCAGCGTGCCCACATCCAAATATCGAGAAGATGAAATGTGGCTCCCGGCCCCGCTGCGCTCGAAGCAGGTGGTTTGATGGCTGATATTGTGCCTGTTCTTTCAAACGCCGAGACTGTCAAAGTAACCAATAATTACTTCAGTCGTGCCAAGCGTGTGGTGCAGCCGTGGCATGACCAGATTCGGCGTTGGCGTAGATACTATTCGTTCGACCACTATGATTCTAACCAGAAGCCCGGCGAAGATCGGTATGGTGATCCGACCTATACCAACGTAGTCGATCTGGCTGTAGGTATCATGCTGGCAAATGACGTGGAGTATCGAGCGTTTGGCTTCTCTCCTACCGCTAGTGAGGAGAAGGATACCAGTCACATCGAGAAGTATTTGGTTGGTCTATGGGAGGCCAACGATATTCGCGAAGGGTCTCATCAAGTCTTCGATTTGTTTATGAACTTCTGTCGTGATGGAGCGGGGGTTGTCTATACGGTTTGGGATGAAGAGATTGCTCGTTCATCTGAGACTATGATGATGCAGCCCGATCCTCAGTCGCCCACCGGCGTTGCTCCTGTGCGTGGGTATACTGAACCTCCTGTGCGCGTACAGGTCATCGACCCACTCAAGGTTTTTATTGTTCCCGGCGGACCAAATCGCTGGCTTCAGGTGTGCAAGGTAGATCGTCTCTCCGTATATGATATTGAACTGATCTATGGTAAGCGTCTACCGAAGTACAGTCACATGGTTGATTCGATCAAGATGACAACCTTTGGCGATCTGAAAGACTATTGGCGTCTGGCCGAGGCAGAGGTTCCCAGACTTGACCCGTCGCAAATGATGCCCCCAGGTGAAATGGGGTCGGCCCAGGAAATGCACATGATGCCGGATGGCTCTATGATGAGCAACAGCGAGATGTCCGGGCCGATGATGGACATGGCTGGGCCGATGGCTACGCCTATGATGGAACCTGGGGAACAGCAACCAAATGCCAAGAAGTATGTCGTCCAGCATGCCCTAATCTTCGAGGACCAAGTTATCTGGCCCATGCACGACACGCAGTATCCTGATCTGCCATTCAAGATCGGCTTCTTCAAGCCTATCAGCAAGGATGACGCGAAGAATTGGGGGCACAACATTATGAAGCCCCTAGAAACGACCATTACTCTACTGGAAAAGCAGATCAACCGACGCACGATGCAGATCAATCGCAATACGGCCATGCCGTTAGTTGTGCAGGCAATGGAAGGCCGTGAGATAGATGTTGATGCGTCGGTCTACAATGTTGTCCGGCTGGCCCCATCTGAGGACATCAAGTTCCCGGTGTGGCCGGGCAATCCGCCGGACGTTGAGGCACAGATTGGTTTCCTGACACGCCGGGCACAACAGTCGGGCTTCTCAGATGTGGCGTTTGGGTCAGGCCCCAATCAGATTGCGGGTTATGCGTTAACTCAACTGGGCGACCAGAACCGCATTCGTTTGGAACAGCCCGTCAAGCACATCCAGCTTCTTCTGTCACAATGGGCGCAGAGTGCTATTGCCATTACAGCCACATTTGCCCCCGATGCTTTTATTCGAGTCTACGGACAGATGAGGGGCAAGGATTTTAACGATCAGATTTTCAGCCCCGAACTGGCGAACTACAAAGTTAAGGCGACGATAAAACCGGAATTCCCTAACGAGCAGGTACGCAATCACGCGATGGCAACACAGGTGCGCGGTGTTCTGTCTGAAAGCACTATAATGGAGAGATATCTAGACATCGACCAGCCGGATGACGAACGGGCTAAGCGGTTGCGTGAAATGGCAATGAATCATCCTGCCTTGCAGCAATACGCTCTAATGTCTACTCTCATGGAGATGGCCCAAGGGGGAGATCAAGCTGCCGCCATGGCTCTCCAGATGCTCGTGTCTCAGGGTAGCTCTGCCAATCAAGGCGGGCGGCCAGTAGAGCCGAATGCTCCTGAACAGCCGCAGGGTTTGGCGTCTCCTACTGGGCAACCGCCACCGCAGGCATCTGGAGGGGAGCCTCCGGGCCAGTCTATTGAGGATGCTATGGGAGCCATTGCTACGGCGGCTCCGGGAATGCGCGGATGAAAAACGAAGTGAAGATTATGACCCAGGCGTTTCGTGAAGGAGCACAGGAGCTTCGTAAAACACTTGGCATGGAGACCGATCCTGACATTGCCGCGTATGTCAAACTTACCCCCGAGGCATTTCAGGACATGGCGGCACGGTATGGCCTGGATGCTACTATTGATTATGTGAAGTCGATGGAAGAGCGTGGCTTAGGAGTCAAGAAACATGCCTAGAGAAGAGGGCGGCGGCTGGCCCAAGAAACCGAAGCCTAAGACGCCACTAAGTCCACTTATTCTGGGTCTTACTCCCAAATCCCCTAAATGGCCCCCACCTAGGGTAGCACTACAGGGCCAAAATATCCCGGAGGGTTTAGGTTTGCCTCCGGCGTCCGGGTTTCCATGGCCAGGTCAGTATGATCCAGAGGGCCTTGGACTGCCCGCTACCTCGTCGTGGGTACAACAAGAGAACCGTAACGTCGCAGCCTGGAATGCTTATATTCGTGGTCAGGGCGGTGGCGGAAGTGGCCCGCCTCCTGCGCCCCCGCCCACCCCTGCCGGTGTCAAGCCTATATGGGATGTGAAGTGGAAGCCTGCATCCTATGGTACACCGGGCGGTAACAAGCCGGGATGGTGGGTGAACTTGGAACCTGTAGATCCCGCGGACGCTGAACGCCCAGATGTGCAGTATTTGATGATGCTGAATACATCCATCCCCTATCTCAGCCCGGAAGATCAGCGTAATGCTGCGGCTCAGCTTTATGTTTCGGCAGCGGATGGATTCTCCTACTACAAACCCGATAAGATTGGCGCTGTCATTCCGCACACGGCAGATACAATCCGCATGTCTGCACAGACCGGCCTTACTCCTATCGACACTGAGTATTTTTCCTCGGCGCGTCGAGCAAAAGATGTGATAACGGCCCTAAGCAATATGCGAGAGGCGACCGTTCAGGGAAATAGATGGAAGCTGGGGCCTGGGTACACTTGGTTACAACAGCTGGTTGGTACGCTAAGCGCGTATGGAGGTCAAGGACCAGAGGAGCGACAATCGAAGACACAGTATGCGGCCATGTTGGGCCAACTCGACCCTCTCTTGTCAATGGGGCAGTCGAGCGAGATTGGCCCTTTTGCTAACATTGGAAGACTTCTGGCAAGTCCGTTCTTCTCTCAGGCCGTGCTTGGAAGCCAAAAGAGAAATCCGTTGCTCAATGCTTAATGGAGGAGCAAAATGACTAGGTTCGAGTATCGTGTTGTAAATGTTCCATTGGGAGATACACGGCAGGCAACAGAGCAATTGAATCGTCTTGGTGAGGACGGGTGGGATGCGTATTATGCTGTCCAACATAATCAGAATCTTGTGACATTCTTGAAACGAGAACTGGTTGGTTATCAGGGGCCGCGGGAGAAGCGTGAAGAGGCTAAACCTGAGCTGGATGGCAGGCGAGGCGCTGGGCGTCCTCGGAAGGATGTTGCGCCAGTCACCCCCACGTTGCCCGTGGACGTAGAGTTTCCTGCCCCCTGAAGTAACGCTTAACTGTGCCAACTCCGTCCGAGGTTTTCAGTTTCCTGTTTAGAGGGAGACGACCGGCCCAGACATCTCAAGGCTGGGTCAAGCCCGCTGTTCCCATTGCGGACTATGCGCGGGAGCTTGCCGCGTCCCCCTCTTCCACTGCGACAATCTCTGTCGGCTCGCGCATGTACTGGGATTCTTCTCAGCGAAATTATACATCTACCAAGACAGATACGCCCCTTTACTACGATCCCAGAGCTAACACAATAACGGATCAGAAGACGAACATCCCGGCTATCTATGGGATGATTTCGAGTTCCCCCATCAAGCTGGAAAATCTTCAGGACCAGCGTCAGCTAGAGGCTGCCGCGAATGCGGCCCTACGCGTAGATAGGGGTATGGCACGGGCGCGCGCTGAGGCCGAGCCTAAATATATACCATCTACGGCTTCGACCTTCGCAATGGTTCCGCCCCCCGCGCCCCCGGCCATGGCCCCAGAGACAATTGCCCCGACGCGGGCCAGACTAGAAGACGTTCGACGTGAAATGGCCGACCTTCAACGTCTATGGCCAGGCCGAAAATATGCCCCCCAGGACATTCCCGCATTGCAAGATGCTCGTAGTCGTATTGTGGCGCTTCAGGCAGAGGAGCAAAACCTCAGCGCCCGAATTCAGGCGTCGATTCGACCTGCTACTGTGATCCCGCCTCCAGAAGGCTCACCAGAGGCAATTGCTCGTCAGCGTGCTATCAATCTGGATCGGGAGCGCCGTGCGGGCAGACTGACAACTATCCGTCAAGAGCTATCAGAGATAGTGCGGCGTGGCAGCATGGGGGATTATGATACTGAACCTATCCTTCAGGCTACGGATCGGGTTCGATATGCTCAACTTCAGGCAGAAGCTCGCACTATCATTGAAGCATTCAAGCGCGACCCGCAAACTGTCTATGTAGAGGGCCGTGAGGACACGCTTGGTGGCGCTCCTGCGCCTATTACTCTTACGCCTCCAACGGCAATGCCATTTACCGGCAAGGTCATGTATGCCGTCAATCTGATTGATAACTACCTATGGCATCGGATATTTGAGAAGGGTACACAGGAATATCCGCT